ATTATAAAATCATTATTTCCAGACTTCTCAACATACACATCTTTGTTTACTGTATAACTATCGTTGTTTGTTTGGTTAGTTGATTGTGCAGTACAAAAAATCTTATCCCTATAAATTATATCAAACTCTGTTACTGCTCCTTGTCCGTTGTATATCTTTAAATCATAAAACCTACCTTCAACCAAAGAGAAAACTGCTGATACTTCAACATAGTTTTTATTAACTATTGCAGTTGGTAAAATTATAACCTCTTCATTTGTGCTATCATCCCTTAACTTAATTGTAATAGATGTTGCATATACTCTTGGTATAATCTTAATTGTTTGTGAATCCGTTGTAGGTATTAAATGCTTCATTCATTAATGCTTATATATATAATGATAAAAAGTTATATTTTTATTTATTTAAGCAAAAATAAATTTTAACAAAACTTTAACATTTTTAATTATTTAAATACTTGTATGTTATTATATATTTACACCATAATTAAAATACATTATGACAACATCACAAAAAAACGCAATCGAAAGAATAACTAAAAGAGTTGAAAAATTAAATGGTAATCAAACTGTATCAGTTCACAATTTAAGAAAGGGTCACGTTTTATTAACTATATTTAACGTAAGAGACTTAACTGATGTTGTAACGACTACAACTTTTGTAGATGTTGAAATAAACACTAAAGGGAATATCACTAAAGGTTTTGCTAATGAATACGAACCTAAAGTTGAAAAGTCTTATCCTTATATGAATTAAAAAAAGGGTAATCATTAAGACTACCCCTTTTAAAATTAAAAAAGAATTATGCGTTTGGCAAAATCTGTGTTGCAGATGCTAAAGCTGGAATTACTGTAGCTTCAACAAAATATGCTGGGTCTACCTCCATTGCTTCCAAAGTTAAAGTAAAAGATTGTGCATCTCCCATTGCTGCACCAGTTACAATACTACCCCCAGTTGTCTCTGTTCCGTTCTCTAAGCCAATTAAAAAGAATTTACCATTGTAATCTTCTACTGCAACGTGTGGTCTGCTAGTAGCTATTATTTTTATTTCTTCTTGTGTTGATTTATCAAGTACAAGTAAACTTAAATTTAAAGTTTGTGTGTAAAATAAACTTCCGTTTTCTTTAGATGAATTTATTGTTGTTTCTAAAGATGATGTTCCATTAATATCAAATTTGAAAAAGTCTGGAGTACCAGAAAAAGCAGTAATTTCAGAACCAGTAATAGTAGCAGTTCCAAGTGTGCCAAAGTCAGCGAAATAAACTGCTTTTAAGCCTCCAACTGTCTTTTTACAAGGTAATGCTCTACCAGATGTAAGTGTTAAACAAGCCATTAGTTATGTGTGTTTTAAGTTATTAAAAAAGGGTAAGCAGATTAACTACCTACCCTCGTTATTATTGTTATTTAAAATTATTATAATCCTAGTCCGTATGATACGATATCATCAACAACTGCATACTGTACACCAGCAGTATATCTCATAATAAATCTTACATTTTTAGAACCATCTAAATCTGCCATATCTAATACTTTAACTTCGTTATGGTCTGATAAAAGTCCAGTCGCAAAGAATAAGTTTGATTTTTGAGAAACAATAATATTGTTATCTGCTAATCCGTTACAAGCAACAATTTTAACACCATTGAAATACTGAACATCAATGTCTTGATTTTGACCTTGTGACATATATCCACTTGCTCCTTGACCATTTGCTTGAAAACCTCCTAAACTAGATTTATAAGCTCTAAACACATTCTGTGATGCGTAGATAAATAAATCTTCTTTATCATATACAGAATTTGGTATTTGTGCTTCAACTAATTCTAATTGAGAAATCACGTTTGCAGATGTTATTGCTACTCCTACAATCTTTTTTGCTCCAGTATGTCCAGCGTCAGCATTTAATAATGTTTTGAAACCATCAAATGTTCCAGCTCCAGCTGCTCCACTCCAGATGTCTGTTTCTGTTTGTTCTGCAATCTGTTCAGCCATTAAACCAATAAAGTAATCAGAAAAAGTTGATGGTAAATTATCGTGTGCAGAATATCCCATTGATACTGCTTCCCAATCTGATTGAAATGGTGTTTTACAAAGCTCTAAATTTACTTGTAATTCTTTTGGTTCGATTATCTTTTCTGTTAAAGCAACAGTTCCAGCAGATGTGAAATCACAAGTTGCATTTGCAATTGCTCCAGATAAATCTACTCTTTTTAATACTTCTTTAAATTTTACATTTGGCTTAACTTCAATTAAACCATTTGCAATTGTGTTCCCAGTTAAAAGTGATGCGGATACATATTTCCCAGCGAAAACTCCGGAATAACTTGATACTATAGTTGGTTGTGGCATTTTATTTATTTATTTTGTTAAAAATTCTACTTCTTGTTGTGCTTTTATTCCCTTTTTGAGAATAAAGATTTAATTCTTTTTTATCTGATACTTTTTCTGGATTGTGTGATATACCTTCCACTTCTGGTTGAGCAGATAACTCTACTTTTTCTTCAACCTTAGATAGTTTAAGTTCGTTTATTTCGCTTCGTAGCTTTTCAATTTCTGAGAAGAACATTTCTTCTGAGATTGATTTAACTATTTTCTTTGGAGATGCAGTCTCAGCTTCTAACTCTTCTTCTTCAACTACTTCTTCAGTTGCTGGTGCTTCTTCTTCTTCTGTTTCTGCTCCAGCTTCTTTAATTTCTCCAATTACTCCTTCTTCTGATACTACAATAGTTTTGCCTTCTGCTTCGTACTCTCCAACTGGAACTGCAACTCTTTCTTCGTCTGCAACAACGAATACTTCTGCACCAGCTTCAAATACTTCAGCTTCTAAGACTGCACCATTATCTAGCGTCATTTGCTCTAGCTTCACTTGTATTCCAAGTAAAACTCTTGCTTTGTTTAATAATGTTTTTTCTGCGTTCATATATTTAGTTAATTAATTTAAAAAGCACTATATAATTGATTTATTTTGCCAATTAGAGTTCTGGCTTCTTTTACACCAGCCTTACTTGATAATATCTTGTTTTTAAAAGTACTTGGTAAATCAATACCTAATTCTTTAGCTGATTCAGTTGCTTTTTCCCCTAACTTTATAGCGTTTTCATAATCACTTATAACTGCTTTATATTTTCCTTCAGCTTTACTCAATGCACTTATTAAAGTGTTGCCTATACTTGAATCTCCATTTACTGCTTTTTCAAATACTTTTGTAAAATCATCAACTAAAGCTAATTCTACTTTCTGTGCAGATAACTCTACTTTCTCTGCTTGTGCTAGTTTTTTAAAAACTCTATTCTGTGTGTTCATATATTTAGTTAATTATTGTATTTTAGCTCTTATATGCTTGATACTGCTGAAAATATTTTATTAGCAGCTTTACCTACTTCATTTTGATAGTCTTTTGCCTCATCTCCTCTATTTCCAAAAAACTTCCTTAAATCATCTGCACCTATTTCTTTTGCTGCTGCTTCTCCTTTTTTAGCAATCTGCAGAGCTATTGCATATTCAGATTGTAATTCATTAAAATCAGATGATACTTTTTTCGCAAGTTTTTCTAAATTTCTTCTTTTAGAATTTGCTTTATCTAAAGCCTTATCTACATCATCCATTAAACTTAACTCAATCTTTTGTGCAGATAACTCAACCTTCTCTGCTTGTGCTAGTTTATTAAAAACTCTATTCTTTGTATTCATATTTATATAATTAATTTACTTGTTAATTTTGTATTTTCAGTTTTCTATTCTTCTTCCTCTGTTGCACTTATTCTTCCAATTCCTTGCTTCCAATACTCTGGAGCATTACAAATTTTATTATTATTATCATTACATTCTATTGAATAAGTATTTTTACATTTACAATAAACTGCTCTCATTAGGATAAAAGTTTTTTAAGTTCTGCTAATTGCTTTTCTTCTAAATCCTCTTTTAGTTCTTCGTTGGGTCTTTCCATTTTATCAGCAAAGTAACCCTCTATTGAAAAACCTTTTACTTTACCAGTCTTTACATAGTTATTCCATACATCTTCATTCTCTACCTTAACACTACCCATCCAAGTACCAACTGGCACATCTAAACCATATAAAGCAGTCTTGTCTTTTTCTTTATTTTCTACTATCCAACTTTCTACCAGTGTTAAGCCTTGTAATTCTGAATTGTGTTCTAGTGTTGAATTAGATTGGTTACCATTCTGTAAATACATTTGAGATGCTTTTGCAACAGTCTTTTCAGAAAAGAAAATGTAGTATTCATCTTCTCCAGACTTTCTGTAAATAGGTTTCTTTGGTATAAGTAAAGCACCCATTAACAAACGTTTCTCTTTGTCTATCTCAGCAAGTTTTATCTCTTGTGTTTTAAGTGCAACAAAATCAGATTCTATTGCTGGATTCTCAACAACGGATATTGCTTCTACTCCGATTGCCTCATCGTCATCTAAAATTAGTTCAATTAGTTTCATATATCTATATAATTATTTATTTGTTATTTTTTACGTTTTTATTTTTTTATATTGTTTTTATTTTATAGATTTGCAATTGATTATTGGATTTTAAACATCCACGTAAAAAATCCTTTTTCACAAAATCAAAGAGCTGCTTAATTGTAGCTCTTTTTTTAACCACCTAAACTTGCATCGTCTATTATAGCTCTGTCCATTGATTGAGATGTTGTTACATCATTACCGACTACATACGCTTGTACTGGCTTCTGTGATTGACCTCCAATGGCATCTGCTAACTGATTTGTATCACTTGCCCCAACTACATTAAATGCTGGAGGAACAGATGCACCAGATGGTTTTGGAACATTTGAACTACCTCCCCCCGATGGGTTTACACTTTTAATTGCTGCTATGTTTTTTAATGCTATTGCACCAGCTAATCCAGCTTGAACAATTGGATATGCTGGAAAAAAAGCAGTTATTGGAGACTCTTGTGCAGTACTATAAGCATTCTGAACACCTTGAACACCACTAATTGTAGCACTTGCAATTGCCATTGCTTTTCCAACCTTACTATCCTTACCAGCTAAATCTGCAATTTGATTAAAAGTATTTTTTGCGTCTCCTAAAGTTTGTTCTGTTCTTAGTTGTTTTAACTTAGATGTTTGTTCTTCATTTTTCTTTATAGCATCTGATGTCTTTTTTTCTGACGCTATATCCTCTGCATCAAAACCATCATTTATCTCTTTTAACCTAGTCTTATAATCTGTTTGTAAAGCAAGTAAACGCTCTTTCTTTTCTGCATCATCCGTAACCTCTCTTTCTATTAGCTCTTTGTTTAAATCATACTCTTGTTGTAACTCTAACCTTTCTTTTTCTCTTTCAGATTTACCAAATAAAGAAATCTCATTCATTATCTCTTTTTGCTCTTTTAATAAAGAGTTTGTATTGGTTTGTTGCTCACTTCGAAAACCAGTTATTTGTGCCTCAATTCCAGCTTGTTCATTTAATGCTTCTTGATATGCTTTCTGTAATTCAATGCTATCTTT